ATGCCCGACGACGCCGTGTGCGTGTTCGTGGGGAAGCGTCGCACGGGGAAATCACAACTCTTGAAAGATATGATGTACCACAAGCGACATATACCAGCGGGTGTCGTGCTCAGTGGCACCGAGGAAGGGAATTCTTTTTTTGGATCGTTCGTACCGGACTTGTTCGTGTACGGTGACTATGATAAAGAAGCCCTCGAACGAGTCGTCGGTCGACAGAAGCAGATGATCGCGGCGAAGAAATGTCAACCGGCGTTCGTCGTGCTCGACGATTGCATGTACAACCCATCCTTCCTCAAGGATAAAATCATTCGTCAGTGCTTCATGAACGGTCGACACTGGAAACTGTGGTTTGCCCTTACGCTGCAGTACTCTATGGATTTACCCCCTAGTTTAAGGGCAAATTGCGACTATGTGTTTGTTCTTCGGGAAAACGTATTAGCGAACAGAGAGCGGCTTTGGAAGAATTTTTTCGGTATCGTACCAACGTTCGATATGTTTTGTAAGATATTGGATGCCACTACGGAAAACTATGAATGTTTGGTGTTGGACAACACATCTAAGTCGAACAAACTCACGGACTGCATCTTCTACTACAAGGCTGACCTGCGGAAGAATTTCAGAGTGGGGTCACCAAAATTCTGGAGCATACACAAGAAAATGTATAACCCATCGCACGCCATCCAGGAGGATCCGAGGAAGGCTGACAAGAAGACGGCGCTGAAAATCACGAAGAAAAAATAAGGCATCAATCCCAGAAGAATGAGCGATTCTATTCAGAGCGTGAATTTAGCGGACGATTCCCAATACGTGTCCTTGAACGTGGACACGACGCAACCACCGCCTTCGACCGCGACCACGACTGTGCGTGAAGCCGAGACGACGACGGCGTTCGTTGTCGGTGAAAAAAATCTCACCCAACAGCAAACGGGAATGATGGATTCGACGCCGATTAGTGATCTGATGATGGAAGACATGGACCAACAACAGCCGATGCTTCAACAACAACCGAGAATGCAAAGTTTGCAAATGCAAGCCCCGGCGCAGGGTCAGATGCAGATGATGCCGCAACAACAACAACAAGAGCCAGTCGTCGTCGAGAGCAAGAATTTCATGAATTTGACGGATGATCAACTGATCGCTCTGGTGGCGGGCGTCGCCGCGAGCATCGCGATCAGTAAACCGGTGCAGGATAAGTTGGTGACGAGCGTTCCGAATTTCTTGGACAACGCGGGAAGCCGGTCGATGGTGGGCTTAGCCGCCACCGGTGCGGTCGCCGCCGTGGTGTTTTACATCGCCAAGTCCTACGCCGTCAGTCGCTGATGTGTTCGCCACAGAATTCCGTCGGACCGTCTATGCGTTCGTAAATTCCAAGACTCACAGCCACGTCCCTGAGGTCTTTGTAGTTTGACCAAAACGACTCACTGTGATCGTAGTGGTCCACCGTGCAGTGGGCAAGTTCATGAATCAGGACGTGGAAGATCTCGTTCACGGTGCCTTGTAAACACAAGGTGATGTTCGCACCCTTGTTGGTGTTGAACCCGACCGTGTCTTTCATGCTCTTGAACGCGGTGAGTGGTTTCGGGTCCCACAACATCTGAAACTTGAGATTGTTCGTCTCGCGAAGGTGGTCGCGAAGGATTTTGTATCGACGACGCACCTCCGCCATCTCCGGTGGTTCGCGCGTTCGAGACAATATGATCACGTTTAACACGAGGAGTGGGAGGAGGAACATGACCCTTACTTATTAAACACAAATAAAAATTTACTATACATCTGTGAGATCCTCTCCCCCTGTAGGGGTTCCCACATGTGTAACCTAAACCCGGCGTTTTCCAACGTCGTGATCAACACGTCCGAGTAACACACCGGTTCGGATTTCGGTCCGTCGTCGTAAAACGGGACGCCCGCCAGTTGCACGAATAATTTTTCACCGAAATCACCGTTCCCGTGTGCCAGTTTCATCTTGAAAAAGTTTCCTTCCTTGTCTTGGTAGGGTGTCATGGAGAGTATGCGACGGCTGTCGGGTATGACCCCGACCAGTTTCCCACCGCGTTTCATGCGTTTCTTGATTTCCCTGATTGTCGACTCGAAGAGCGTTTTCGACTGGAAGCAGTAATGCAAACTGAAGTTGTACACGATGACGTCGAACGGTCGCTTGGGTGCGGCGTGAATGTCACCGTGGTAAAAATTCACCCGGCGCATGTCCAGATTTTTCGCGCGCTGTCGAGCCTCGACCAGTGCGGACTCCTCGGGATCGCACATGTTCAGATTCGTGACCCCCGCGGATTTGTATTTCGGAAGGTCACCCCCGAACCCACACCCGACGTCCAACACGTGACAGTCTTGTGTGCATGCGAAGGTGATGAGTTCGCGCTTCACGAAATTGTGATGCTTCCGAATCGCCTCCATCACTTACTAAAGTAACACGAATCCGAGTTCACTGTTTTTCAGCGGACGATCCAATTTCCAGTTGTACAGGTAATAGTGAAGGGCACCCACGCCGCGAAGGAACTTGTGCTCGCGCAATTCGTCGTCCGTGAACGGGGCGTCGAGACAGTTGAGCACGTCGAAGCCGGCGTTCTTCGCCAGTATCGTCGCGTCCTGGAGCGCACCCTGTCCCACGGCGTGCAAGACGTACCCCTGCCTGTTCGACGAACCACCGTTCTGCTTGTACCCGACCTCGTACAGACAGACGAATTTTCCCTCCCCCGTGAACACGTGTGGGAGACGAAGCAGGCGCTGGACGTAATCCTCGTCCACGCTCCTGCACAGACGAAGACTGCCCTCCTCCGCCTTGAGAATGTTCAGGATGTCCTGGGCGTCGTCTTCTGTCGCTCGGTGGAGCGCGGACGTGCCACGGACCTCGAACATGCGCGCGTTCGGTCGGTCGGTCTCGTAAAACCCTGATTTTATCAGGTTCGGGACATTGAGTAATCTGTGCCAATAATACGTGCTCGCCACCGGGTACGGGAGTTCGTGTTCGGCGGTGTATATGGCTTGGTGGATCCCTCGGCACACTGAGCGACGCGTGACCTCGCGAATGAGGAGCGGTGCGAGACGCTTGTCTCGAAGGCGCTTGGACACGCACAGAAACGTGATCTCGACCAAGTCACGGCGACACCCTTCGACGCGCATCACACTCGGACGCGCCGCGATGAAGCCGACGAGTTTGCCACCTTTCCGCAGGGCGATGTTCCAGTACGGGTCCGCGTGAAGCACCCATTCGATGAGATCCTTGGAATAGTCCATGCTCGACACCTCGTCGCTCAGGTAGTGCGCGGACAGAAGATTTCGGAGTTCGTGCGTTTGACACGTCGACCACTCGAACCCCTCGGGGAGTTCGATCGACGGTTCGACGTCGAGGGTCACCGCATCTTTCCCCACGGGCTGTGTGTCCCAGAATTCATGCACCATTGTGATTTGGTTTGTGTGTACCTTTTTAAATTAAAGAAAACGCGGCAGGGTATGGTACAAGGAACCATGAGCCTCCTCGACCAAGATTACGATCTCCCGCCGGGTCAACTTTTCGCCTGCATCTCCGTCGTCGGTCCGGAGACCCCCCAGCGATCCGATAATTTCGCGGTCAAGATTCGAGGGGTCTTCGGCACTCGCGACGAAGCGGCGAAGCACGCTCAGCGCCTTCAAAAATCTGACGACACCTTCGACATCTACGTCGCCGACGTTGGCAAGTGGTTGTTGTTACCGCCTCCCAAGGACATGGAAGACTCTCATTACGCCAACGACAAATTGGAGGAGATCTTCTCATCTTACAGAGAAAACCAGATCCAAGCGAAGAAGATGTTCGAAGAGCGCAAGAGGAACATGATCGAGAGACCGGACGGCAATTACATCGTCCCGGGAGACGAAAACAGCGCGTTCTACACCAAACCGGACGAACCGCCTATCAGTCACCCGTCGGACGTCGTCGATAAACTCAAGATCGAACACCCGGATTGGGACATGCCGAAACTCATCGAAGAGGCGGATAAGGTCGTCGCCCAGGAGATCGAAGAACGCAAGAAGGCACGCGAAGCCGAGGCTCCGACCGAAGCCGAGACTCCGACCGAAGAAGAGGCTCCTCAAGAGTCCAAGGAATAATTTCATACCATATTGTAATGAGTGCATTTTCAATCATACTTAACGTTGTGACCCTACTCATAGTCTTCTACGCCATCATGATACACGGCGACGCGCTCGACATCGACAGGAGAAAAAAGCCCGGCACTGCGAGTGAGGTGATGGAGGAAAATCTCACCGATCCACTCGTCGTGGGAAGGGGGTATTTCAGGGACAGTGAAAGGTTTGGACGCATAGGTAAATTTACAGGAAACGATCTAGGGGTTCCGGAAGATAACTGGGCTAATCATCGTCTTGCCCATGAAAAATCCTAGGAGAAACGCCACGAACGCCATCAGGTATGTGTTCTTGTCCAATGACGTGATGTCGAAGGGTTGTTGTGTGGGGTACCCCGAATACATGTGTTGTGGCGGCGGTACATCCATGTACATGGACGGTTGCTGTTCTTGCATGTACTCGTCTATGGGTGAACTGTCATGGTGCTGCGGCTCATTGTCGGGGAGCGGTGGCTCTTTGGGTAAGTGGATGTTCGGGTTATAATCGATTGGTTGTCCGATGTCAGTTTCCATTGTTAATTACAGTTTACATTCTTTTAACCCCGTCTATATCGCTTCCTTCTAATGGGTTCTTCCTCTTCCTCCTCGGACGACGACTCTTCCATCTCAGACTCAGATTCCGTGTCCTCGTCCGAATCTTCGTAGTACGAATCATCGTCGCTCTCTTCGTCGTCGTCGATGATCAGACCGATGATGTTCCCGAGTTCGTCCAGGTCCGAGTCATCATCAAAGTCATCTTCGTCGTCGGAGTCTTCCAACTCATCGTCCGTGTCGATGTCGGACGCGTCCAGTTCCGAGTCGTCGTCGTACTCGGAGTCGGAGAAATCGTCCTCGGCGAAATCGAGATCCGGAATGTAAATTTCTTCCGGTTTTTTAATGGCACGCCCAGATCTCGTTCTCGTCACACTCATGGTTCTTCTGTTTTGTAATCTAAAGTCTCGTTTAAGTACTTAGGTGTGAATCTTTTGTTTTCTCGGAGCGCACTGTCCATGATGGACAATTCCGCACTAAACCCTATCTTTGAGACAAGTTCGTCTATATCCGACTCGATTCCAAATTTGTTGAATTTTAAATTACTCAAGTGATCGAGTGCGGTGTACAAAAAATACGACGCCACGCGCGGATCGTCGATGTGCAGTTCGATCTTGTTCAGGTTATTCAAAAACTCCATGAATTCCGTCGGGTCGACGCCGGAAAATTTGTGCGCTTCCATTTTCAAATCGTGAAGGTCGAGGGTCACGCGCTGACGCTGTGATGTGAGTAGGTACGTTAAAACACCGGTCGCTCCGACGAGGTAGAGCGCCATTCTACTATGAGACTATTTATTTTTTCTTGAGTTTGCCCACCGTGCTCGCGAACAGTTTCATCTTTTGCATGTTCTTGCATCCACACATCTGCTGAATCATACCCGACTTGTCCACGGTGAACGACACGAACTTATCGTGGTCCTGTGCCTTTTTCGCACAAAACTTTGAATTCGTCGCGATCAACACCCGACCCGCTTTCTTAGACACCTCGACGATCTTCGTGTCCTCGTGTCCCGAAAAATATTTTCGAATGAACGTCTCCAACTCGGGTTTGACGTCCGAGAAATTCGATCGAGGCGGAGGCGCGGCGGGTCGCTTTCTTTTCAGCGGTGCCGACTGTTCCGAAAACAACGCCTTCTTCACCTCGGACGTGAGTTTGTATTCCTTCCCGGTGAAATCCTTACAGAATCCCATGTGACGACCCACCAGTGTCTCGCATCGACAGAAACACTTTTGCATGACTTGTTCATTGGTGACTAAAAACCACACGTGATTCCCCCCGTGGTCCCGTTTCGTGTTCTCGCAGTACCGACTCGTCGTCGCCACGATGAGGTTCCCATTATTCTGTTTGTAAGCCTTGGTCAGACGCGCGTTCTCCTGCCCCTCCATGTATTTCTGCACGAACGCCTCGAGTTGCGCCACCGCGACGTCGTCCGTGAATTCATCCCTCGTCTCCTGTTTCGTGAACGCCCCTTCCTTGAACGCTCCACTGGGAGGTTCCACTCTCACGTGCGTCGTCACGCTCGAGCGCACCGCGGACATGGCGAGGATCTTCGGGTCCGGCGTTTGCTCGATCCTCTGAAGCATCGAGAGCACCGGTCCGTGTCTGTATATGTACACGGGCAAGTACGCCACCTGATCGACTCGACCGTCGTTCGAACACGTCGCACACCCCCTACCCTCGCAATTTTCACACCTCGCGCGTTTCAGACTCCACGGCATGCGAAACCCACTGCCCTTGCTCCCACGTGAGATGTCTCCATACACGGACGAGTCCACGACCTCGCTCCAGTCAACGCTTGGTTTCGCCGTGAACAGGGCGATGAGTATGTGTTGTCGAAGCGCGATCGCCGATCGTTGGTCGACGACGAATTGGTCAAAGTTAATGTGAATGCCAGTCTTGATCCTCCCCCCGGCGAGTTCTTTGGGTGGCGCCAGGGACACGAGGGCGTCCTTCCCCCCGTGTGCCTTCACTTTGTTGCAAATCACCTTGACTATGGACTCGACCTCGGGAAGGTCCAGGGACTCCTTCGATTTATAGTCCAGGTCAACGAAAAAGTTGTACAGGCTGGACTTTTGTTCGACCACGTACAGTTTCTCACCGGACGTCACCGCGTCGCAGTACACCTGATAGAACTCTTTCAATCTGTCGTCGGGTATGCTGAGTTTCCCCCCGTTCATCAGCACGTGCGAAAGATTGGAAGCGTTGTTCAGTTTGTTTTCATGACACCACCGTTTAAACATGGCGGGTGCCCTTACTCCTCGTAACGTCTGACCCCTCTAAGTCGGTCGAAGAGGGACGGCTGTTCCTGCTGCTCTTCCCCTTCCTCCTCGACGACCTCCTTGATCTCCTTCTTCAAGACGAGGAGTTCGTACACGGTGTTCTCCTTGACCTCGTCCACGTACTTGTCCGCGTCCGCCTCGGAGTGACCTTTGTCGAGCATGATCTCCTTGATTTGATTAAGAATGAATTTCTTACTCTTCATTATTTTACATAGTTAAACGTTTTTCTATATTGCGAACTTACCGCGGAATAAAATTCTGGATTTTTCAAGATGTGATCGACCTGCATCTTCCACTGTTTCCTCTTGTTGAAATCTTCGAGGGTGTCCCATGACATGAAATCGTTCTCATCGTACACGCGTTTAATAGGCAACTTGTTATGTTTCCTGAGTTGCATCTTCGCCTTTTCTTCTGAAAATTTCTTCACCATCGCCTGTCGCTGGGCGTTGTTGACGTCGACGAAGAACACGTACACGGAATACACGAGATCGATCCCTTCCTCCTTGTCCTTGACCGTGAACACAAACTCCGTGTAACACCCACTCCGTAAATTCATGCACCCGCGGGTCTCTTCCTCCAATTCCCTGAGGGCACACCGCAGAGGCGAGGCGATCTCTCTCTTTCGACATCCACCGGTGACGAATATCCATTCGTGCCACCGGCGATCACGAACGGTAAGAAATCGTGGTTTCTTATCGTCCGTTTCAAACGTGACTGGTATTGCGATTGCTTTGTGTTTTTTCATTATTGATGATTTTCATCTACCATGTGTGAACTTATTTTTCTTCAACAATTTCCTCCGGTTCGGACGCGGTCGTCTCCGTCACCACTGCTTCCTTCGGTGGTTGTTGGGTCGACGGTGGCGCGACGGGCATTCCGTACGGTCTCGGCTGAGGCGGTGGGGTCATCATGTGCTGCATCATCTTCGTCTGGACCATTTTCAATCCGTCGACGTCTTCCTTCGCTTGCTTCATCTCCTTGAAGAGGTAGACGCAAGCCGCGACACACACGATGGCGGCGATCATGGTCAACAATTGTTTGTCCATTTGGATCATGGTTTATTTACCTACCACACCACACATCCTTTTAAGCCGAGTGAATGGCACCCATCTTGGAATTACTTTTCGGACAATCGTACACGGGTTCACCAAAGTTTCTGGCCTGGAAATGTGGGTGCTTGCATGCGACATCGGACGGCGTCGGACCCGCCGCGGCGTTCACCTGTCCCGCGGTCAGTGGGGAGATGTATTTCTCAAGGGTTCGACTCTTAGGGTCGTACGTGATGACGAAGAGAATGGCGAGAATGATGGCGACAGTGTACAGTCTCATGTTACAATATTACCGAGAATTTAGTTCGCGAATGCTAAGGAGCCCATACCGTTCTTCACGACGAAGAGATTGAATCCAATGCCGTACAGGTTTTGTTGGTTCGTCTGAGTCTCGGAGATCAATCGAGCGCTGTCGAGTCGAGAGAAGTTGACCGAACCGGTGGAGATGTGACCCTTGGAGGTGTCGAGGCACAACGGGATGATGATCATGTTGTCCTGCAGAGACGCACGCTGAGAGAACGGGCAGTGGAAATATGCAGCCGCGTTGGTAAAGTGCGGTTGTGCCAATCGGAAATCGCCGACATCGATACCGTTCATTTGGAGTTTCAAGCGGTTGGCGATGTGCGCGAGGGCGATGGTGCCACCCGTGTTCGCCGCCGAGACGATCGCCTTGATGGGGTGGTTGAAATTCAGGTCCGTGACCTTCGCTTGGGTCGGCACGGCTTTTTGCACCGTCGTGACCAAGTATTGAAGCGGTTGGCTCGAGAAATAATCACGCTCCGGACCGTCCAAGTAGATGTAATTCGCCCACACCTCCCACTTGTCGCCGACCTCGGCACCCCAATGAATGCGAATCTCAACGTCCATGTATTGGAGCGAGACCAGCGGAAGGGCTTGCGCGTACGAATTAAACCAGAACTTGAGCGGGTAGAAAAGCGCGTTCGACGCACCACCGAAAATGTCACCGGACACGGATTGCGCGAGGTTCGGCGCCATGACCGCCGGAGCGATTCTTTGGGTGAAAATGGCATCCTGTTCGTCCACAACTTGTCCACCAATCACAAGTTGGACTTTGTCGATGACCGTCGACCAGTCAGCGATCGCCGTGTTCGCCTGGGTACCGTTCGTGAGCGGCGTGAGGTAAACATAGGAAAGGAGATCACCCTTTCTCTCAAATCGAACCGTGGACATGGAATTCGCCTTCACCTGACCCTGGATCGTTTGACGCTCGACCGTTTGGGCGAAGTTGGTGTGCGTTCGGAAAGCACTACGAAAATAACTGACGGACGCATCTCCGGTGATGGCCTTGTCTTGGGCACCGATAGCCAGCAACTGGGTGATACCGGCACTCATGGTTTATAGTACTACCATGTAAGATTATTTTTAACCCATCAAGGTGCAACTCAAAAGTGCCGCGTAGTAGACGGCGTTGTGTCTCGTGGTGAGCGTGCCCTGTGTGTCGGATATGTATCGGATCTCGTACGGGAGTTCGGTCTCCTCTGGGTCGTCGTCGTAGATGCGCTGACCATGCTCGTCCAACACATCGACCATCTCCTGCTTCGTCTCGACCGTGGTGTTGGTGATGAGCGGATCCTTCGACACCCATTGTTCCATGCGTTGCCACACACGACGACTTTTCAAGACGTACTGCTCCTTCTCGTCGGCTTCAAGCGCTTCCCACTCGTCCACGGTCTTCTCGGTCGGGTTAGGTTTGGATTGGTGCTCTTGGTAATCCTTGCGCTCTTCCTCGGTCATCAAATCATACGCCTCCTGAGTCGCGGTCTGCGTCTCGAGACGCGCGTACTCGGACTCTGACGAGGGCTTGTACGGCTCCTGTGCCTCCGGTGACAGCGTTTGGTACGTCTCCTTGCTAATCGTGTATTTGAGGGTCTTGACATACACGACAGGGCCATTCCATTGGTCGTCGTCGTCGCGCTTCATATTGGGGTTTGACGGTCGGTACTCGTACTCGGTCTTCTCATAGTAATCCTCCAAGTAGGTGCGTTTCTTGTCCTCGGGCATGCTGTCGTACTCCTCCTTGCACGTCTTGTACCATCGTCGCTTGATGTAATACGTCACGTCTCGAAGTTCGCGACGGATCTTCTTCTTCGGACGAGGCACGGGCACGGTGAAATCACATCCCTGGGTCAACTTGGCGACCGTGCTCGAGCGCATGAGATCGTCGCTCTGTGTCCACGCGTAGCCGTGAATGTTGGACGTGCACAGGAGATCACCGGTCTCGACGCTCGCGCCCTCGCGCATGAGCACCCACACCTTGGCGTCGCCACCGCGAGAGATGAGCGTCTCGGAATCTTCCGTGTGCACGTTCGCGTGCGCGATGACCCCGTACCACGCCTTGCACCCGACTCTGCTGGAGAGTTCCACGAGAGGTTTGCCACTCTTCGGGCTAAACGCGTCGTCTCGCGCGCACACGACCAAGCCGCGATGGTCGGCGACGTTCGAGAACGCCACGTCGGTCACTCGGGTCTTGACCGCGTCCTTTTCGGTGACGATCTCCTTGAAGGAATTGATCATGACCGGTATGAGCCCTTCGATTTCGAGCGATGCGACCTGCGATCCCCAATTGTCGTACAGGGGATCGATCTGAATGTTTTCGTCGCGCACGGGTTTCTCGGGCGACGGGTCGGCGTCGCAGTGTAATCCCACGAGATGGCGCAGTTCGGGCGCGTCGTAATACACGTCCTGGGCGATCAAACCGAACTCCTCGCGGTATTTCACCTTGGTGGACAACTCCAATTTGTCTCGTTTCCAGTAGTGTTGCGGATTGAGTTTGAGAAGCGTCTCCGTGCCCAGATGGAGCGGTTTCTCGAAATCCTTGACGCGATCGTCGGACGCCGTCGAGAAGGCGGCGGCGTAATGCGTCGCGGTGGACGTGAAATCCCCGTTGCGCGCGTTCAATACGTGTCTGACGGTACCGCCGTAATCTTCCCATCCCATGCCCCACCACACTTTAAAGCGCGAGTTGTGTAACGCAATGGTGGCTTGGTCACCGGTTCCCTCTCGCCAGTGATTCTCACCGTAGGTGTTTCTAACGGTATATGCATATGCGTACATACTCCCATTACCAGCATTGGCGGTGACAGTGTAAGTGTAGTTCAAAGCGCCACCCAACCCAACTCTACCGTCTCTCGCATGGAATGACAGGGTATCGCCCCCACCGTCGACTGTTCTAGCATTTGTGTGTGTGTAAATTTTAAACTCACTGTTATACGACGCGTGCCAGTCGTTATAACTTTCTATAATACTGCAGTAATCCGAATACGAGACGCTCCACGGGTATCCCATACGCAAGTAACTATACGTATATCGGCTGTCGCGCGTCCCAGACACCGTGCATGAGTACCCATTATCCTCGATGTGCAGTTTGGACAAGGGTGTGCTGTACGAGTATCGACGCATGGACACTTTGCCGTTCGTATCGATCCCCAACCCACAATCCAAAAAGTTTCCACCCCACAAACCATGATCGTGCGACTTTAACAAAAGGCGTTGCGAATAATTTGCCGTCGTCCCGGCACTGTTCGTGGCCGAATTGACAATAAGCATACCCGCCGTGATGTACGGCTCCACGGCTTGGGGGGCGTAATAATAGGCTTTGCCGTACGATTGCGCCTCGGAAAACGTCGTGTGATTGCCCAAAAGGAACCCCTGACCCTGGGACGAGAAGACATCTTTGTGCACGTGTAACCCGCCGCTTTTCTCCATGTACGGTCCGTAACCGTAATTGAACGGATCGCTCGTGCCGATCCCCACCGAACCGTCGCCGTCGAAATGTGCACACGTTTTCAAATTAAGTGGAGACGATTGGTCTGACGCACCGGTTTCGATGGTAACCCCTCTGTGATTGTCGTGTCCATTCATTCTGATACCCCCCATGGTGACGCTATCGATCACCTGGGTCAAGCGCGTCGACCATCCCAACCAACCGGCTTGAGAACTGTCCTCGACCACCTTGGAGAGGACGAGGTCGGAATAATTCGAACCACTGGGGGTTTGCACGTTTCTCGCGTTTTGCTGAATAGTCGTAGTGCCGGTTATGTTGGTGGCATTGTAAAAATTACCCACAGTCGCGTACAGGGTGTTCCATCGGTAACTCGACGCCCCGAGACTCATATTGTAGCCGGTGTCGGCGGTGCCGCTCCACCCGGGAAGCACCAAACTCCCTGACAGGTGCATACCGCCCTGGTATTCTGTACCTCCAACCACGTACCGTCGATAAATGTCTCCGAAACCAGTCGCGAGCACGTTCGAGCCTAAAGAATGTCCATACACGTACAATTCTCCCGTGCTCCCGTTCATTTTCTGTTTGGTGACAAGTTGATTCCTCGAGAACGTGTTAACGACGGCGTCGTAAGAACTCCCAATCTGAACCGCCGCCGTGTTTGACCCGACGGACGTCGGTCCGGCGACCAGATTCAAGTATATAAAATTCGAATCGGTATCGCTCGTGTCGTTCGCACGAATCGAGAGTTGTCCCGGGGTTTGAATGTAGTAATCCGTATTATCGTCCTGTCCCGTGGGATTACCCAATCGAACGTTCCCACCGACGTGTAACGCTTCGCTGGGATAAGTCACGTTGACCCCGAGTTTGTTTGTAGCGGAGACGAGGGATTGTTTTGAATTCGGTGTATAGTATTTGGCGATGTACGTCCCGCTCGTCGTCGGTGCGGTGGTCGTCCAATTCGGTTGTAGGTACAAAGTCGTCAGATTGGAATAATCCAACTCAATCTTGACGCGAGAGTACGGCGACACCTTCAAGTACACGTCGACGGTATTATTCGAGGTGTTGTTGTAAATCGCCAAGTAATTATGATAAGTGAAATTCAACTCACCGGTGACGTTGACCGGTCCGTAGTAGAACTGATTGTCCGGCGATGTCGGCACCCCCCACACACTGAACTCGTACGTGCGTTGTGTCTCGTTCACGCGGTTCATGGTGATGACCCCTCGAATGTAGGACCACACACCAGCATTCACCGCGGTGAGGGTCGCCAATTTCCACCACCGGTCGCTGCCACTGTCGTTGAATTCATTCAGGCGCACGGTCGTCAAGATGTCATTGTTGCCACTGTACTGCGACACCTGTGTCAACACGTTCGAGCAGTACACGTTCCCCGAATACGACTCGCGCGCGCCGATCCCGCCCGCGACAGTCAGCGCACCCGTGGACGTGCTGGTAGACGTGGTCGTGGCCGAGAGGGCCATGTTCGTCGCGTCGATGCTCTGCGTCTTTGCAGATCCGTACACCTCGAATCTGTGCGTCGTGGGTGCGTAGGTACCGACACCCACGTTCCCGTTCGTGTAGGACAGGTGTCCCAATTTACTTTGGGACCAGTACGACCCGTTCATGAATTTGATCGCTCGCACTTTCCGACTCGTCCCGGAGTTCGTGGCGAAGCGGAGGTACTGTCCGGTGGTCGGGTTTTCGTACACCGCCGCGCGTTCGCTGTCGTCCAGTAAGAATTTCTGGTGACCGTCGAGTGAGATCGTCCAGACGTTTCGATCGTACACGACGGAGATGCGATGCCACGTGGACGTCGTCAAACCGACGGACGTGGCCTGAGCGAGTTGGGTGTTGTCGTATTTCAGGGTGATGGTGTCGTATTGCCAGTCGAAGATGAGTTCGTACCCGTCGTTCGCGTAAGACGTCGTACTCTCCGTGTACGTCTGCATGAAGACGTTCCCGGTCGCGGTGTCCCCGGAGTACAACTCGAACTCGCCGACGAAAAAGTTGGGGAGTTTTATCCCCTTGTACATGAAATTGTTCCCGCTCGCGTATCTAAGGTCGATTTCCGCTGGCGACGTCGATCGACTGACGCCAGAACCGATCGTGAAAGGTGGTGTGGCAATGTCCGTCCCCATATCATCGTACACAAGGACGGAGTTCGCGCGCAAAGCATTTGACACGGTGTCTACTCCCTGTAAACCGACCACGTCGAGTGTGCCGACCCGAAGAATGGCATTCGAGATGTCGAGATATCCGACGTTGTCGCTGCTGAGAGACATACTATTATTGGTTACTAAAATTTTCTACTCAAATGTCTTCCGTGTAGTTGGTAAGTCCTTCCTTAAGTTTGTCGTACAAGACATCGTACACGTTTTCCGTGATCGGGGTATCGCTCTCGATGGTCACACCCTTCCCGCCGATCATCGCCCGCCCTTGGTCTCGCATCTCCTTGGAGACCCAGATGTTGAAATATGCGTTGATCGCATACGGTCTCGGTGGGAAGTCCACCCCGGGCGTCGGCATACCCATAGGTCGTAAAATTTCGATTCGCGATTCACCCAAACTGATGTAATACGACGGCACGTCAAACCCAGCGGAGGTGGTGTAAGATTCGTTGACTGTGATACCCATTATACTAAGGTCAGTTAAAAAAATGTGGCGAAATTTTTGCATCATGAAGATCTTGTTTCTGTGCACGCACCCTGGACAGGGGACCGGGTACGCTCGGGTGGCGAACAAAATCACCAATCACCTGGTGAATCAGCCTGGGGTCGAGGTCGTGTACTACGGGTTTCAGAATTACGAGGCACAACTCATCGAGGACAGGTTCATCGATCCGAGAATCAAAATCTACGACGCCGTGAAGATCGATCCGGACTCTCCCAAAGGGTTCGGTGACAAGGGCATCGTTCCATGCGTCGAGGAGGAGAAACCGGACGTGGTGTTCCTGTACAACGATCTCATGGTGACGACGGCGATTTTGGACTTGATACCCGACGTCCCCACGTGGGTGTACCTGGACATCGTATACCCGTGGGAACGACCGAGCGCCTTTCGTCGCCTTCGAGAGCATGCAAACGTGAAAAAATTGTGGGTGTTCCTCGAGTGTTGGCGCGACCACTTGGTGAACGATTACGGATTCGACAAGGAGTTGGTTCGGGTGATGCGCCACGGCGTCGACGTCGAGCGTTTCCGAGACATCGACCAGGGGGTCGCGAAGAATTTGTCAAATTTCAAACCCGATGATTTCGTCGTGCTGAACATGAACAGGAATTCCTACCGCAAGCGGCAAGACATCACGATTCGTGCGTTTTTGAAATTCCTCACCATGAACGATTTCGATCGACGAATCAAACTGTGGTTGGGATGTTTGCCCGTCAAAGATGACGATGGGTACGACACCGACGAACTCATCCTCACGGAGTGTCTTCGACAAAAGATTGATTTCGAGAGGGTGATCGAGCACATATTCATCATGACTAGACCTTTGATGATGACCGACGAGACCGTGAACATCGTGTACAACGCCGCAGACGTGGGAATGAATACGTGCTGCGGCGAAGGATTTGGACTCACGACGATCGAGCACGGGTATTTCAACCGTCCTCAAATCGTAAGCGGGGTTCCCGCGCTGAAAGAAACGTTGGGTGATTTCGCGACGATCATCGAGCCCACCGGCACCAATCACATGTGCAATTTTGACAAACACAACGGGGTGATGTACGAATTCGAACCCATGGATTTCGCGATGGCGTTACACGACTGTTTCCACAAGAAAATTTCCAACCCCGATGGACTCCGCGAACACATCATGAAACAATACGATTGGGACACCATCCTCTCAGAACAACTTACACTTGACGAGAGCGGCGACGACGCCGCCGTCTAAGGTTCGAATCGCATATTCGGGTTCGGTCTCGTCCGTATCCTCGTAGACGATATTTCCATGCGCGTCGCGTTCCTCGAAGTTGTACTGCTTCGTAACCTCCTCGTACCCGTCGGTTGGGCTGGACACCACGCATCGCCTGATTAGGTAACGTTCAATCACTTGCTCAGGCGTACACAACGCCTTCGCGGCATCCGTCATCTGGTCGTACTCCTCCTGCGTTTTGAAAAGCATATCTTCGTCCCTGTACCTCGTCGTCGTTTTGATTTCGCGGTTTTCGTCGGGATAGGTTTTGTAATTGTCTTCAGTACATGGTTCTTTCCACGTTTTTTCGTATTTGATGACGTCGACGATCTTTCGACGCGCGCGCTTCACTGGCACCTGTGCCGGGGCGAAATCGCACGAGCGAATCACCTTAGCGAACGTCGCGTTCGTAACCTGGGTGTCACCCTGCTTTTGCGCGTACCCGGCGACGCTCGACGTGGTCACCAAATCTCCCGCCGCGAGATTACCACTCGAATTCAAAATCCACACGTGGGCGGTACCGCTCGTGACGACGTCGCCGTCATCACCGGACACGACTCCAATGCACGTCGGATCACCCACGGTCGACGACAGGTGGTTGCCAGTGTCGTCCGAACTGACGATCAGCCCGTCATGACTCGTCGCGGATAACGCAACCTTTTCCCTGTTCGCTGCAATCTCCTTGATGGATTGAATGACGTAGGGTATGAGTTGCACGTAATCGAGGTGTGCCGGCTCGTCGCCCCAATTCGCGTAGTCCGGATCGATCGCCGGGTCATCACTCGACGTGACGTGCTCGAGTAAATCTGTCGCCGTATTGGGGACATGAACAATGTGTCTGAGTTCGGGAACGTCGTAAAAGATCTCTTGGGCGATGAGACCTGACTCTGTTTCGCGGCGTCCATGGTGGTCTAACTCCGGTACCAAACGCTGTTGTTTGTCGTAGATCTGTGGACGGAGTTTCATGAGAGTGTCCGTGGCGTTCGAGATGAACTTTTCGTTAAACTTGAGACGATCGTCGGAGGAAGGTAACGTGGTCGCTAGCGTCATTTCCTTTGTTGAGGTATCGTAGTGCACAACCCAGGTACCATTTGCACCCCTAAAGTCGGAGACGTAGAACCGCGTCGTCCCAGCGGTATCGATGGTATGCCCGTTCGCGCTTAACACGATACAACCACTATGGGCGTGATTATAACCGGCGAGGCGACCGAGGAATAATCCGTGTCCGCCCGTACCATTCGTATGTGGACCCGGTCTGGTGGTCGTCGCTCGACAAGCACCGTCCCCGACCGCGACCGTGAAATCGCCGTTGGAATGCCCTGCATAATGTCCTACGCTGACGGAATAGCACCCACTATTATCATATCCAGACCTGTTACCTATGTTTACAGAATTGATTTTCGGTTGTACGTGCGCGGCGTGATCACCAATGTTGACAGTGGCGACACCTGCGGTGTAATACCCTGCGTTGTAACCGATGCTGACAGCCTGGGCGTGATGGTTGCAATACCCAGCCTGTGTACCGACACATACCGCATAGACACCTGCTGCGTCTCCAACGTTCGACGTGTGCGTGTGCCCGGCGTTTGTCCCTACTTGAACGGACCAGTACGGGGCGTTACTAAACCCGGCGTTTGTCCCAACGTTCACGGTGTATCGTTGGGGATAGGAGTACCCAGCGTGCGATCCTATGTTGACATTTTCTTGGTTATAAGAAGTCGGAAAGTTTTCGCGCCCGGCGTTGACACCGATCGAGACCGTGTTATAACCACAAGCATAGTATCCCGCGGACGGTCCGATGGCAACGGAGTACGAATTCTGAAGCGAATTCCCAGCGATGCGACCTAGGGCGACAGCCTCTGATTTCTGTCCGCTGTAACCTGCCGACACACCTATCGAGATGGCGCCGTATTCCTGACTAAACGTACCAGCGCTGCCACCGATGGCGATACCGTACGAGGCTTGGTGATAATTACCGGCGTTCAAACCGATGGCGACGCATTCTCGCACTTGTCCAGTGAATCCGGCTTGGTACCCGATGGCGATGCTACAGTTCCCAGCCACACTGTTGTTCACTTCTTGCGCTCGGTACCCGATGGCGATGTTATAGTCCGCTTGGGAATAGAAACCAGCGTTCGTGCCTATGGCGATCGCTTCGCCGACACCGGCGGCATCACTGCGCCTCCCCTGGTTCGATCGACCCGCGCTGAGACCTATGGCGATGCACCGGTTTTTTTGGTAATAGTTTCCGGCGGTATGACCGATGGCGACGCCTTCGTCCGACTGGACGTATCTCCCGGCGTCGTTTCCAATCGAAACTGCATAGGGACCCTGCTGACTCAAGGCGGAGTTGATGCCGATGGCGATGCTGTACGATCCTTGTTGGCTCATGCCACATTGCCACCCGATCGCGGTACTGTACGATCCTTGGTTGTGTCGACCCGCATTGTACCCGACGTTGACCGCACCCTCCATCACACCGGACTGACCTGCTTCGTACCCCAGGGAAACCGCGTACGTGTTTGCACCGTAGAGACCTGCGGCAGCGCCAACGGAAATGGCGCCTAGTTTAGCACCGATCTGACCCGCACCATATCCAACCGCGACGGCGTACGTTCCTTGTTGGCATCGACCCGCGCGATACCCCACGGCGACCCCACCATCTTGTTGACCGGACTGCGCACACTGGTACCCGAGGGCGACCGCGTTGGTGTTCTGATTATATTGTGCACAGTCCGGTCCGATGGCAATGCCGAAATTCGCTTGGTAATTAGAGGCGGCGTTGAAGCCCATGGCGACGGCGTACTGGCCTTGTCCGGTTGCACCCGCGAGGGCGCCAAATGCGGTGGCACCCGTTGATTGTATGGAGTAACCCGCCGCGTCACCGACCGCGGTAGAGGCGGTTCCCTGACTCGTCCTCCCCGATGAGTTACCGATGGCGACCGATCGTATACCTTGTTGGCAGTGTCCCGCGTAGTCCCCGATGGCGACCGCGCGGTCCGCCTGTTGTCGTGCACCGGCGTTGGACCCGATGGCGATCGCGACGTCTTTCTGCCCGTCACGACCGGCTTCGAGACCGATGGCGACGGCGTACACGTTCTGTCCGTATCGACCCGCACCGTCACCGATGGCGACGGATTGGCTCGCCTGTATGTAATTACCGGCGTTCACACCGATCGCGACCGCTGCTCTACCCTGTCTATCGTACCCAGAGGTGTTCCCAATCGCCACCGCGCTGTCAGACTGGTTTGATCTTCCAGCGTTCACGCCGACCGCGACGGCATTCGTTTCTTGTCCACTGCACCCCGCGGCGGACCCCACGGCGACCGCATATGTGTTTTGTGAGATATGTCCCGCGTCGACACCGACGGCGACGGCACCCAGGTATTGTCCGTGCATACCCGTTTGGTGTCCGATGGCGACGGCGTAATTGTTTTGGGAGTGCACACCGGCGAGGTTGCCCAGGGAGACGGCGTACGATCCTTGATTATTCTGACCCGCGGAGGGTCCCATGGCGATGGCGGACATATGCTGACCACAAAATCCAGCCGCGGTTCCGACGGCGATGGCGTAATTGTTTTGTGTGTACGCACCCGCACCCTGACCAACGGCGGTGGTGTAAGTGCCTTGGTTGTCCATACCCGCCTGAAAACCGACGGCGGTTGCGTATTGTCTCTGTGACGTTTTTCCGGCTTGGGAGCCCACGGCGACGGCGACCAAACCCTGCGATGATTGTCCAGTGTCGTTCCCTATGGCGACCGTGGATTGTCCTTGACTGAGACGCCCCGCGTTGACACCGACGGCGACAGCATACGCACTTTGCGACGAGTTTCCCGCAGTAATGCCGATTGCCGTGGCGTATTTTCCTTGATGACTTCGTCCGGCGTCGTGTCCGACGGCGGTGGCGCTAAAGTCTTGGTTGGACTCACCGGCTTGTAAACCGACGGCGACGGAGTATGTGTTTTGACCGTCCTTACCCGCGGCATACCCGATGGCGACGCCGTGTGCGTTTTGACCGCTCTGACCGGCGAATTCTCCTATGGCGATGGCGTATGATCCTTGGGTGTCAGATCCGGCATTGTACCCGATTCGCGTGGGTTTGTTGGCGGCGGGAGTGATGATCACGGCGTCTGGAAATTGTAAGGAGCCACCCTTGGTGATGCGCATCTTCTCGGAATTGTTGACACCGAACGCGATGTGTTGATAATTTGAATCCGTGGCGGCACCCATAACAGCGACCGACGCGGAGTTGGAAACGCCCGCGCGAAGAATAGACCCCACGTAACTATTGTCCAAATCCGAGTCGTTACCGAGAAGCGTCAATTGTGCCGCGCTCTTCACGTACAGATCTTGATTCTCGTCCGTGCCCGCGGCGCCTCCCAAGCGAATGTGTCCGTCTACATGCAAACCACTGACACCGACGTCGGCGGACGACGGTGCGATGCCGATGCCCGCCATTTTATCCGTCACGAACGCTGTGGACGTGTTCGTGTATTGCACGGTCAGGGACGTCGAGTTTCCGACACCGGTCACCTGTTGCAGTGAATATGCCGGGGTGATTTCGACCGTCCCCAAAGTCATTTTGTGTGCGGAGACGTTGCCTTCGACGGTCAACACGTTGCTCCCGACATCTTCGACGTAGAGATTGGCACCCACGGACAAATCGTGTCCCGGGGAGGCGTTGGCGACACCAACGGCACCCGCCGTGATGAAACTCGTCACGGAGTCGTTGAATTCTACCGTGTTCGAGGTCACGTTCCCGTTGATGATGATTTCTTCAAAGTTCGCGGCGATCCCTGCTAACTGCGACCCATCCCCAATGAACGACCCCGCGGTCACATTTCCTGTGACGACGACATTCGAATCCACCGTGAGACCTGTCACGACGTTCGACAGGTTCACCGTTCGATCGGTCGTGGCACCGTACGTGGTGACGGATTGGAGATCGCTCACGATGTTGGACAACAACCCACCGTCGGCTCGAATCAACTTACACTCGACATCCCCGAAGACGTTCATGGTGACGTTGTTGGCGGAATCGATTTCCATGACGGTGTCGTCCCCACCCTTGAGGGTATGTCCGATCCTCAATTCATTGGTCGTCTCGTCGTAATACACAGCGACGTTCGGGGTGTTTGCCTGACGAGACAATAACAAACCGACGTTCGACAGACCCGCATTGTTCGCCCCGAGCGCCGTGATGGCGTCTTCGACGGTCAAACGCTTGACCTGGAGATTTCCTGGAATCTCCACATCACCGGCGAATGACTGAATATTCGTCGTCATGTTCTAATACTAGTAGGAGAAATATTTGACCGCGCTTCCCGCCTCGGTTATCTGAGTTACCCCCGCGGAAGGGTGACTCGATAGGAGTTCGACGTGTATGTCGTAGTCATAATTGGTCGATCCCGTTTGTTCGGGTTCCCATATGACCTGGGTTGGTGTGGTCGTCACCTCGTGTTTCCATGGGTAACTCGTCGAGACACCAAATTTGTTAACCTTACCGGTGACGATGTTGTGTGTCGAGGTTCCATTCTTCGACCCACCGCAACACTCGATCTGCATCGTGCTCACCTCATCGTCGTCGTGGACGAGGTGTGCGGTGATTCTTGCACTGAATACGTTCGTGCTGAAGGTGACACCAACGTTCGAATATGTCATGGACCCCGTGTAGGCGTACTGTTTGCTGGCGACGGAATTTTTGTTCACCACCAACCCTTCATTGATGGAGACGTTCGACGTGAACGTCGGGTCTAGTAATGGGCTGTATGTTGCTAGGATGCCTGAATTGACCCACGCAGCCCCGTTCCACAGCAAGACGTCATTAGACGATTTACCCCCGATTGTAATCTCGGTGAGTTGTTCGAGTTTCACACCGACGTCCGCACTCGAATTGGTCACAAACGCCGTTTGTGCGTTCATGAACTGAAGCGTGTTCGATGTCACTATGTTGCCGTTAGTACTGATTTGTTCGAGATTGCTCGCAATATTGGACAACAACCCACCGTCTCCGCGATAGAGCGTCGCGTTGATTTCACCACCGACGTCTAATTGATATTGTGGATTTGTTTCATTAATTCCCAGTTTCCCCGCTGACGTGAGACGCATTTTCTCAGAGTTAGCCACGCTGAAAGCCACGCGCGAGCCGGATTTTGCGTTGATAAATGTCGCGCCAGCCGCAGATTGTTTGATGGCATAGTCCGTTCCCGTATTATTGTCGAGATGTGCAAAGGCTGCGTGATCACTACTCGAGCCAGTCGCGTGACCTACCGCTGCTCGTCCAAAAAAACTCGGCGTATCGGTATCATGTGCCACCGCCAGTCTTCCAGTGAGGTCAGATTCTCCATCTACCTCTAGACCCGTTCCGTTGATCAACTTAAGATCGGTGTGCGTGAGGCGTGCGCAGGGATTGAAAGAGCCATTGTTTTTGACGGCGTATTCGATCAACCCGTCCTCCGCACCCGCCGTTTCGTCTGAAATCTTCCCGGTCATTTTGGCGTAGTTGACTTTACCACCCGTTGAGTTCTCGCCAGCGAACTTGATCTGACCGAGATAGTCCCCACTCGTGGGCGTCGCACTGTTCTTCCAGAGCGTGAATTCAGGACCCGCCGAACTGCTACCGTCAGTGGACACCATGTCGAAATCCCCGTTCAACGTCGCACCAGTCATGGTCAGTGCACCCACGTTGGCGGTGCCCAAGACATCGAGTTCGGTGGATGTCAGAGCACCGACGTTGGCTGTTCCATGCACGTCCAGACTGTTTGACGTCATCGAACCGTACACGTGCACCGCGAGTGCGTTGGCGGAATCTGGCACTAGATCCGTGGACGACGGATCAGAGAGTGTGTGTCCAATGAAGAATTCGGATTCATCACCCCTGTACCCGACCGCCACATTGGTACTCGGTCGGGTCATGATTAGTCCAAGGTCGAGCGTATCGGAAGAATTGTTATTCCCCAACTCGATGATGGCATCATTGACGATGGTGTTGACCGTTTCTAATTTCGTAAACTGACCTTCTACCGCGAGATTTCCGGACACGGACAGGTCACCGTCCAGAGTCAGCGTCGACGACGAGAACTCCAGTGCCGCGTCGTCGGTGAGTTGTTTGTTCGCACCGACGAAGACGACTCGAGTCGCCGTGAGGTCACTCATGACGAGATTGTTGCTCACGGTGATGTTACTCGAAAAGGTTGGGTCCAAGATATTCGCCTTCAAGTTCACGTTCGAGGTGATGTTGGTGTTCAGAATGGAGACATTGGACTGGAGATCCGTCCGGAGGGCTGAAACATTTGATCCGATGTTCGTGTTCAGAATGCCCACATTGGATTGGAGATCCGTCCGGAGGGCTGACACATTTGATCCAATGTTGGTGTTCAGAATGGAGACATTGGACTGTAAATCGGTTCTAAGGGTTGAAACATTTGATCCGATGTTGGTGTTCAGAATGCCCACATTGGACTGTAAATCGCTTCTAAGGGCTGACACATTTGATCCGATGTTGGTGTTCAGAATGGAGACATTGGACTGGAGATCCGTCCGGAGGGCTGACACATTTGATCCGATGTTCGTGTTCAGAATGGAGACATTGGACTGGAGATCCGTCCGGAGGTCAGCCACGTTGGAGGTGATGTTGGTGTTCAAGATGGACACATTGGATTGGAGATCCGTCCGGAGGGCTGACACATTTGATCCAATGTTGGTGTTCAGAATGGAGACATTGGACTGTAAATCGGCTAGGAGTGCGACGGTGTTCGACGCCATTTCTCCCTTCAAAATTGTCACATTGGATTGGAGATCCGTCCGAAGGGCTGACACATTTGATCCGATGTTGGTGTTGAGTATGGAGACATTGGATTGGAGATCCGTCCGAAGGTCAGACACATTTGATCCGATGTTCGTGTTCAGAATGTCCACATTGGATTGAAGGATGACCAGATTGGCGACGTTCGTCATGAACTGTCCGTCACCAAAGTAGTGCCCACCGACCGCGACGTTTGATACCGTCACGTTAACGCCCGTGGTCACATTGGTGAAATATATGGTCTGATCGGTATTCGCCCCGATCTCACTTATACCCTGTAAAGTTTGTGTGATGTTCGAGAGCAAGCCACCGTCGCCGTAATAAATGGTCGCGGCGACTCCCCCATCGGCGTCGATGACGTTAGACGCGAGATCGTTGACGATGACATTCGACCCGACGTTGATGCCATTGTCCACCTCTAAATTACCGTACACGTGCACGTTCATGGTTTTCGTCGTGTCCGGGGTCACACCCGAGACGGAGTGCGCGAACGCCAGTTCTTCGCTCGACGCTTGGTACGCCATCACCACGTTCGCACCCGGTCGTTTCATGCGAATACCCAAATCGACAGATGTCAGGGTGTTGTTATTCGCCAAGTCCACCACGGTATCGTTGACTTTCAAATCGGTCGTGCTCACCGCGGTAGTTGCGCCTCGCACGTCAAGATTCCCCATGACAACCATGTTGGGTGCAGCGATCTCCAGATTTGTGCCCGTGGATTCAATGGTGGGAGTGGTGACGTTGGATGTGTAAATGCCGGTGTCGGCGAGGGATCGGATGGAGATCAAATCACCGTTGTGTTTGGCAAACACGTTTGTGCCTATCGATAGTGCGTACGTATCGCTGACGGGATTTGTGTTCGCCACGCCGAATCCATTGGCAGAGTACAGCGTCCCGTACACATGGACGTTCAGGTCTCTCTGCGCATTAGGGGTGAGAGTGACGCCCAGTGGTCCATCTTCTGTGAACGCGATGATGAATTCTTCGTCGGTGTTGTTATATCCGAACGCGACGTTCGACCCCGGACCACCGGACATGGCGATGACGCCGCTGTCTTGGGCACCCGGATTGCCTATACCCAAGATGGGATCCTTCACGTACACATTTTCAGTGTCGAGATACGTGACGTTTCCGTACACATTCAGATTCCCATACACAGACGTGTTGCCTGTTAATTTGTTTGTGCCATCGAGATTGATGTGTGTCCCTGGGGCGACGAATGTCGTCGCCTCGACGTTGGACGCGACCTTGATGTCACCCGTCGCATGAAGGGTGTAATTCGTGTCTGGGTTATCCGTGCCCACGCCGACCGTGGAATCGGTGACGAAGGCGACGGTGGAGGACGTGAATTTCACGGTATCCGTGGTGGCGTTCCCATCGCTGGTCACGTGTTGCAGATCGACGTTTGAAATTCCAGCCCCATCCCCGCCGATGATTCCCGAGAAGACCGGGTTGTGGATCGGTGCCTTGGTTAACTCGAGATTGGTCACTCGACCGGCGTTGTCGCTCAGATCCAATATGGTCATGTCGAGTATGGCGGCGTTCGAGTCCAACTCAACTCGAAGGTTACTCGTCTCACTCTCCAACACGGTCACTCGTCCGTCGATGGAGTTGACAGTGTTCGTCAGAGAGGTGAGTCTGTTCGAATTCGCGACGAGATTCGACTCGACGTTCGTCAGACGGTAATGGTTTGAGGATAAATTGTCGCTGTTGGTGGTGATTCTGAACGAATTGTCTTGAAGCCGCGTGTCGAGGAGAGAGATGCGAGCGCTGTTGTCGGCGAGATTGCTCGACAAATTCGTGATTCGCACGCTGTTGTCGTCGAGCCACGTCTCCAAATTTGAAATCCTCGTCACGTTCGATTGATGCCACGCGTTCAAGTCTGTGAGTTCCGCCGCGTTCGACGCTTGAAGGTTGTACAACAGATTGAGTCTGATCACGTTATCGTCGTGATACGTCTCGAGGGTGGACAAACGCTGCGCATTCGACGCTTGCACGGTCTCCAGGACTCCCACCCGACTCGCATTCGATTCTTGCACGGTCTCCAAATCGCCTATGCGCGTGACGTTCGATTGGAAATCTACCAGGTGTGCGACGTTCGTCAGCGTCGACCCTTCGCCGAAAAACGCGTTCGCGTACACATCCCCGACCACGTTCATGGTGAGAAGATTGGACGAGGTCTCGATGAATCGATCGGTCGCCGTGTTCGATGTCAGCGCCACGGTCAACTCATCTCTGGTCTCTAGATAGGCGAATCCGACATTTTCACCGGGTCTATTCATGATGATCCCGACATCGTACACGAACGATTCCGAATTATTGTTCCCACCCAACTCCATCAGTGGATCCGTGATGGACACGTTATTGCTTCTAACGAAGGTCGTGTCCCCGGTCGCTACCAAGTTCCCTTCGATCAAGACCCCACCCTTCACCACGAAAACGTTCACGTCGTCCGCGCTCGCCCCCGACCCGACTTGTACCCTGGTGGCTGTGAACGTGTTCGAGACCTCGACACCCAGCGTCGTCACCGCACCGTTCGACACCACCTCATGAAATGTTTGGGTTTGATCTACGCTATAAGGCGTCGAAACGATCTCCTTTGTCGCAGAATAGTACGCGATCGCATTCGCCTCGAGCGGTGTGGCGTCGTAGCGTATCGGTGCGACGTACAACCCCGAATCACTGGTCGTGATGTCGTTCGACGTGGCGTTGATCACGATGGTGTCAGTTGCCTGTACATCCGGTGTGAACTTTCCGAGGCGAATCTTCTGGGACCGCTCCACGCTTGGTAAATTCTTCACCATCGACGTTCTATTGTTAAGCCCTATTTTAATTCCGTAGTGGGACGGAACTGAGACAGGGTGGTGATTAGTTGGCGAATCGCAGACCAGCACAGCCTTTATCGATCGTGAGAATGTTCAAATTGAGTGCCCAAATCGTGTCCGTCAGTGGAAGGGTCTCCGACACGATGCGAAGACTCGACACCCGACTGGCGTTCAGCGATCCCGTGGGCTGGAACAGGTTGGTCGTGACACAAAACGGATACATGAACAAATCCGGTGCGTTCACGAAACTCGTGTGAAAGTAATGACTGACCTCACAAAAGTGTGGCTTTCCATACCGAAACGGTGTGACGTCTTCACCGTTGATCTGAATCTTGATTCTGTTGTCCGTGCGTTTGAGCGGACTGCTCGAGGACGTGTTCGAACTGGCGATGAATTTCAGTGGATGATTGAACGTCAGGTCTTGCACGAGTTCCCTCGAGGCGATGTTTTTCTGAACTTGGTAGATGAGCATGTGTCGGGTACTGGTGAGCGCCCTCCTCTCTTCGGCGTCGACGTAGTAATACTGCGAGTAACACTCGACCTGTTTGCCTTCGACGTTAGGTCCCCACTTGATGTAAATCTCCACGTCTTGCAATTGAATGCCAGTCAATGGAAGCGCCAGCGACGGGGTCTCGCAAAAGAAGAAACGGAGCGGGTAGAAGAAGGACGCCGCCGACAGACCCGGGTGTGGACCGAGCGACGATCGGGACGAGTTCCCGGCGAGCATGTCCACCGCCACGGTCTCGGACCAATCGCTGTACTGACGATCGATTGTTTCACCGCCGATTCTCAATTCCGTATATTCGATCAGGTCTCTCCAATCGCTCGAGTCCAAGGCTTCGATACCGTTGTCGATCGTGAAATATGTGTATCCCAAGAGATCTCCCGATTTTTGAATTTGAATCCTCGACAGACCACCGTTCCGAACGGCACCTTGAATGTAATTTTTCTCAATCGATTGACTGAAATTGCTGTGTCGCTTCCAAACCTGATTGAAGAACGACACGCCCTCGGCACCGTCGGAGTGAATCCACTTATCCTGTTGTCCGACCGCTGTCAAAATGGTCACACCCGATGACATTTATATATACTTACAAATTTCTTTTCATGCAAACGAAGCGGATGACGAGAAAGTTATCTCCCGCATCACTGGAATTTTTTATCGTGTCCCCGTCTTGATCCATCATCGTGACTTGGAATCGATCGATGGTCTTGATGGGGTCTATGTATTGGGACACGACCGGATAGTTGTCTCTGAAGAGAATCAGTTGGTTGGACGCGTGCGTGGCTTCCGACGTGACGAGACTGGCGAAGGAATGTCTCACCTTGGACATCGATTGTTGCTCATCCAGAGCCTTGAACGCTCGATCATGAAAATTCGTGTCGAGTTCCTTGATCGACACGTAACAGTGTTCGACCGAGTTGGTGTGAATGTGTGCGGCGATGAGTCTGGCTTGAACGACGTTCTTCAGCGGAGTCTGGAGATGACACGTGAAGGTGTTCGCACTGGACTGTCCGACGCTGTCCAAAGTGATGGTGTGATATTCATACTGAAGATCAGGAGTCGTGGACTGGGGTGCAGTCACGAGAGCCATTATACTTTACAATTACATAATTTATTCGTCCACGATTTCGTACGTCGCCGACTTGCGAACCCACTCTTGGTCGCCACACAAGCCACCCGGGACACCGCCTCGGCTGTAGGCACCACCCTTCTCATGACCCGGAGTGCACTTGACGTCTTGCTTGAGGTCCCAGAAAGACCCTTCGAGGTCTTGTTTGATGACGATGGGTGCCCCGACGTAGCCGCTGGACACGGCACCGAGGCAGAGGATCGCGATGATCAGGACGGCGATCCAAGTGAGCGCCCTGCGGTTCGTGTTGTTGAGTTTGATCATTGGTACCATGAATCAATATTATTTTTTCGAAAAGTGCGTTAAAGCGTTGGCTGTATTTTCAACGAGAGTAGTAGATCATGGGTGAAGAATTCGTCATCGATCGGGGTGACAATCCTTCGGTCATGAACTTGAGTGCGGACGAACAGCGCCTGATGGACGAGATCGAGGTCACTCGATCTCGACCGACTCGCGTGCCGAAGAAACAAGCGGCGCCCACGCACTACGAAGCCGAAGAGGAAGAGGACATCGACTTGGACGCTTTCATGAATCCGACGAAACAGGCGACACAGGCGCCTCCGCCTGCTGTCGAGGAAGACCTCGCTGACGAGTACGCCAATTATTCGGACGACGAGTACGAGCAGGAGGTGCCGGTTCGACGATCGACGCCGCAGTCCGAGCAGCCCTCGAGGGGATTTTCGTCCGTCGACGACGAAAAATGTGATTTACTGAACAAACTGCAGCGATTGGGTCAGAAGAAGGGGATCGTCGTCAATAAGCGCATGAACGTCTACACACCGGTGGAGGATCTGCGAGCGGAATACAAGAGGGTGACGTACGGGATCGAGATCGAGCAGAGCGTTAAATTCAGCAGACGAGCCCTCGTGGCGTGTGTCACTGGATTGGAGTGGTTGAACAAGAAATACGACCCACTGTCGCTCGAATTGAACGGCTGGTCCGAGTCGGTGATGGAATCGTTGGACGATTACGACCCGGTATTGGAAGAACTTGCGGTCAAGTACAAGAATTCGATGCAGATGGCACCGGAGGTGAAGATGATAATGATGCTCGCCGGCTCTGGTTTCGCCTTCCACTTGTCGAATTCCATGTTCAAGGCGTTGCCGAACATGACGGACGTCCTGAAACAGAACCCAGAACTCGTCGGTCAGATGTTCTCCGCGGTTCAGAAGACCCAAACCGCGGGACCCGGTGCCCCACCTCCAGCACCGCAGCAAGGGGGGAGTGGGTACGAAATGAAGGGTCCACAAATGGGTATTCCAGGACTCGATTTGTCCTCGCTGATGGGCGGCATCTCCATGCCACCACCGCCTCCTATGTCGACTACGGTCGACCCGCGATCGGACGAACCGGAGGAGGATGAAATCTCCGACATAGTGTCCGAGGGTGATTTCCCAGACGAGGACGGGGAACAACAAATCAAGGAGGTCGAACTCCCGAAAACCGCACCCAAGAAACGCGGAAGAAAAAAGAAGAATGAAATTAATCTCTAAGGATAGTATTATATGGTAGCCTTCTGTCCACTCGACGAGGAGGAGGACGCGCCCGTCGTCAGGCGGCGGGTTCCGACCGTCCGACCTCAGCAGCCGAAGCCTGATCAGCCTCGGTTGGTGAGTGTCGGACGAGAGGAGAGCGAATGTAATTTCGCCGTGCTCTTTTTCATCGTCGCCAGCATTGCTCTCATGCTGACGGACCAAGTAAAGTAAAAAAAACTGCTTCACCCTGAATCGATGTTCTCGATTCACGATTTAGTACGAATAGGTTTGCACAGTCTTAGGATTAGAATTGTCATATTGGACACTCGCCAGTTTCCCACTTGACACACTCGAGTAGAGTTTCACGTGTATGTCGTACGTGTACTGCCTCGTCGACAGTATATTCGCGGGTTGGAATCTAACCTTGGTCGCCGTGGTCGTGATTGTTGAATTCCATGGGTATGGATTCGACGTTCCACCGAATATGTTCTTCGTACCCACGGCGATGGGGATGGAGGATTGATTCCCCGAACCGTTCCCACCCGTGACCTCCAGGACCATCGTGTTGATGTAATCCCTGTTAGAACTACCCACCTCCCTGAGCATGCATTTGATCTTGGCGTAGAAACTCCCGTTTCCAAAGTTGAGGATGAGATCCTTCGCGACACCAGACCCGAGCGTGAAACTCGTTGAGTATCGTTTACACGCGACGTTATCCCCCTCCGTGATGGACCCACCCACGATGTGAAGCGCGGTCAGTGGTGTAGGGATACCGACACCGATGGCGTTCCCCAACTCAATCTTACCACCGAACGAAATGTCAGTGGTTACGTTCAGGGATCCCTGAACGATGACATTCGCACCGACAGGTTGCATGTACAAATCCCCGTCCGTGCCGGAATAGATGTTGGAAAGACCTCCCGTGGTGACCATCTGTATCGTCGCGTTCGCGGTCGAGTGCTCGACGCGTGCGTCACCGTCATACACCGTGAGTTTGGACGAGGGCGAGTCCGTACCCACACCCAATTTCCCGTCGGTGATCCACAGGGTATCGCTCTCCACACTCGCGTCGATCGAACCCAATACAAGACCGGTGTCCGTGCCGACGTTCCTGTATCCACGAACGTACGCCCCGTAGCCATTTTCGGTGATGATTTGCATGCCAGTCTTCTTCAGACCCGTGCTCGAGGGCGATTCGATTCGTAGGACGTCTATGTCCGACGTGACCCCCGTGTACATGTGTACGTTCGATGACGGGATGGACGTCCCGAAACCTACGAGGGCATTGGACCTGACGCGCATCGCCTCGTTCCCACCGCCCGCGACGAGCATGAAATCGTGATCGTTCCTATTGACGATTTGGTTCAATGACGCCGCCGCGTCTGCCTGAATGTACATGTCGCCACCGCACGAGAATCGACCGTCGCTCACACCAGAGTGCGTGACCCGAACCTCACCTTGCACGTACAGGGACGTCTCGTCGTCGGCGTCGTCCTCGTCGTTTTCGTCGACGTTGATCAACACCCGACCACCATTGTTCCCACTCCCCGAAACGCTCATCACCGGGACGGTCGTGAAAGTGCCGTATGGATCATCGTCAACGATCTTATTGAATGTGGTCGCATCTGTGATGGTGGATCTGTAACATTGGAAGATGTGGCGTCCAGAGGTGTGACGAATGTGATCGGCGGTGTCGTTGCCCTTGAAAAGGAACAACTCGGACCGACCGGACGTATTGTACAGGCGCTCTTGAATGAATGTGTGTGGGAATGGGTAGGACTGATTTTGTATGTCCTCGAGTCCGCTTCCGGGTGTGCCGACGCCTGCGAATTCGATGACGTTCTTCAACTTCACATCACCGCCGATCGTGAAATCTCTCGGTGTGACGTCCGTGCCGATGCCCACGTTTGACGTGATGCCGTCGATGAAAAACGCGGTCTGTTCGACGTTCGACACCGAGTACACGTTGTTCGTGATTCTGAAATTCTTGTGTCTCTCCAACACGTTCGAGGTGTTCTCGACCCCGACGGACCACCCCCCGTACGAGGTCGACCCGTTCCAAATGCTGTACGACGTGAACGCATCGCCAGAGTCTTCGCGCACTTGCACGGTGACGATGGCGTCTTCGTTCACATCCTGATCGATCGGGTTGAACACCAACAGACCGTTCCCGATGTGATTTCTGTTCCCGGACGTTCGGACGTCAACCTTGGACAGGGGCGTGTGCGTACCGAAGCCGACCTTGTTGTCCCCTCGAAGGGTCATGATGTTCCGACTGTCGTACGACCCGTTGGACAGGTTGATGTCCAATCGCGTTCGAGAATCGTTCCCCGCGGACGCACTGGAGTACCTACCCA